CCGTACGCCGGCACCACCTTCCCCGGGTGGGTGTCCAGCTACCCAGCCTCCAGGTTCTGGCACTGCATCCATGATGTGACATCAGAGGCGCAGCGGGACACCCTGATCGGCCAGATGCAGGCCAAGAACGCTGGCTACATCTACCTGACGCCCGACAGCACCGTCACGGGCGACCTGAACCCGTACAACTCGCTGCCAGCGGACCCGTTCTGGGCGAACATGCTCACCACGATCGGCCCGCCTTCTCGGCCGACGACGTGGGATGTGCGGACGTCTGTCTCGACGTCCCGCTCGACCACGTGGAACACCTCGGCCAACGTAACCACGTCTCGTCCGACGACGTGGAGCGTCAAGGCCCCCGTCACTATCGCCAGGACGGCGACGTGGGACGTCCGGTTCGCTGTCCCCACCGCCACTCGGCCGACGACGTGGAACGTCCTGATCGGTACTCCGACCGCTGCCCGCACGACGACGTGGCGGGTCCTGGCTCCAGTCGCCATCAACCGCACGGCGACCTGGAACGTGTTCGTTCCGCCGGGCGTCGTCATCACCTCGCGCACCACGACGTGGAACGTCAACGCCACCCTCACTGCCCCGGCGACGAGGACGGCGACCTGGAACGTGCTGCGCCCTGTCGTCGGCACCGTTACCCGGCCCACCACCTGGGCGGTGTTGACGAGCGTTCCGACGGTGGTGTCCCGTCCGACGACGTGGCAGGTGCGGCTGCTGGTGACGACAGTCCGGCCGACCACCTGGAACGTCGCCGGCTCTCTGTTCTTCGTCTCCACGAACCGGAGCACCACCTGGGTCGTCCGCTCGTTCGTCAGCACCACCAGGCCCACGACGTGGACGACGCTCGCCGGGTTCACGCTGCTCCGGGTGACGACGTGGCGGGTGCTACGGACCACGACGACGCTGCGCTCGACAACGTGGAACGTCTCCGCTCCGATCTACCACGTCGTGGTGTCGCGGAGCACGACGTGGAGGGTTGCGCCCACCGCCCCCAGCCACGACTACCTGGTGCTCTATCCGAACACCGTCATGTACAAGGGCACGCACCGAATCAAGGCGCTCTACCAGGGCAGCACCGAGATCTGGCGGTCACCGGTCTGACTAGGCAGCCCAACTACGCTGGCCGTACAGGAGGTTGCTATGACAACAACGACGAGCGAGATCGCCAGTCGTGCCCGGATGCGGCTGCGCGACTTCCCGGTCTTCTTCGAAGTCCCCTACGCCGGCCTGACCCCCACGCTGCGCCTCCCGCACCCGCTGGTCGACCCCGCCTCGTTCTCGGTGTTCACCCCTACTGGTGCGCCAGTAGCTACTGGCTGGTCGCTCGATCCACGCAACGGCATCGTCAAGTTCGCTGATCCGACCACGCTCCCTGACGGTGTCGGCTGCTCGGGCTACTACTTCACCTGGTTCCTGACCGAGGATCTGGAGTACTACGCCCACGTCGCCCAGACGTACAACAGCTACGAGCGGGAGGCGACGAACGACCCGATCGAGATCGAGGTCAACGCTCTCGGTGCCACGGTCGAGGCGCTGTGGGCGCTGTGCGCCGAGTTCGGCACCGACATCGACGTGTCCACGCCCGAGGGGATGATGATCCCTGCGCACCAGAGGTTCTCGCAGATGTGGGGACTGCTCCAGGCGGCGCAGGAGGACTACAAGCACCAGGCGGCGATGCTCGGCATGGGCCTCGACCGGATCGAACAGTTCACCCTGCGGCGAGTTGCATACCTGACCAACCGCTACGTGCCGGTGTACCAGACCAAGGAGATCGGGGACCATCGTCCTCCGGTGCGTGTCTTCCCGGCGATCCCGGACAGCACCATGGCCGGCGACAAGACCGCCGTCGTTCCCACCGACACCGTGGTCGCCTCGATGAGCACGTGGCCGACATGAAGCGGCGCGGTGAGAAGCAGCCGGGCATCCACGCCGAGGATCTGCCGGCGGAGACGTTCGAAATCCACGGCGATGTGGAGAACAAGGAAGCGGCCGTGTACACCGGCACCAGCCGGCGCCGCCCGGTGGGCATGCTGACCCACGACCCGGTGCGTGAGACGATCGACACCGTGTACGTCCACCCGGCCTTCCGTGGCAAGGGGCTGGGTCCCCGTTTACGTGAGGCGGCGGGCAACCCGGCCCACTCGGAGAACCTGACCACCGCCGGCGAGCGCTTCGCCCGCAAGACCGGCGACGCTCCCAAGGCGGTCAACCGCCAGCCACCGCTGGACGAGGCCGGGCACCAGGCGATGCTCCCCGACTTCGCCAAGTGGATCTCGGAGTCGCACACCGCCAGGCGGGTGCAGTGATTGACACCAGGCGAGAAGTCGCTCATGTGGAGAAGGAGTTCTCTCGCTACCAGACCAAGATCGGTGAGAGCGTCATCTGGTTCCGCTTCGATGTGAACAGCAGCCAGTACTCGGGCACCTACGACGAGGGTGGTCGGGCCTACCTGCGTGGCGTGAACCTGCCAATCCTGTGGGTCGACCAGATCGAGGCGCCCGAGCAGTACACCCCCGAGGGCAAGCGCCCCGTGCAGGGTCTGCGCTTCGCTGCCTCGGCCAAGGCGATCTACGAGGTCGGCATGTCCGACCGGGAGGCCCACGGGCACCGGCTGTGGGACCCGGGCCTGATCAACAGCACCTGGTTCGATGACCGCTCCAACGACATCTGTTACTACAACGGCCGGTACTACGAGATCAGCAACTTCCAGATCCGTGGCCGGGCACGTGCCGATGTCATCGTCGGCGTCACCTGCACCGAGACGTACATCGAGGACGAGTACGTGTTCGACTTCTCGCCACCGGGCACGCCGGTGCCGGCCCCGCCCGAGCCGACCCCCTTCACCATCATCGTCACACCGGACCCGAACAATCCCTACGGCTACTCCTTCGACGTCACCGATGACCCCGATCACCATGTGGACTGGGACTACGGCGACGGCACCACCGAAGAGAACGTGCTGTGCTCGGAGACGGTCACGCACACCTACGACGACGCTGGCACCTACACCGTCACGGCGTTCTGTCACCGTGAGACGATCACCACCGACGTCGAGGTGGCACCGGGGCCTGGCTACGGCATGGGCCAGTACGGCATCGTCCAGCCATACGGCGGTTACATACCGGAGGTCACCCACCATGACTGACATCGCACCGCCTGTCATCGGCCAGGAGCCGTGGGGCAATGATCTCAACGCCTACCTGGCGTACCTGGAAGGCAAGATCGGCTCCGGCGAGGGCACCCCTGGGCAGGATGGCGCCAAGGGCGACAAGGGCGACCCTGGTGACCAAGGACTGGACGGTTCACAGGGCGTTCCCGGCCCACAAGGCCCCGAGGGACCAATTGGCCCTCAGGGTCCGCAGGGTGAGGCCGGCGTGGAAGGTGGCGCCGGTCCAGCAGGCCCCTCGGGGCCTGCTGGATCTGATGGCCCGCAGGGTGCCCTCGGTCCCGAGGGACCACAGGGCATCCAGGGCATCTCGGTTGGTGCTGCGGCGTTCGACTGGAGCAACAGCAACGTCGTTGCCGATCCCGGCGTGGGTGGCCTCAGGTGCAACACGACGGTCCCCGCTGATTCCACCGAGTGGTATGTATCGCGGTACGACAAGGGCGGGGCTGTCGTTCGCTTCTCCAACCTGCATGCGGGCACGCCATTCCTGATCTACGAGTCGAAGAAGTACAACACCTGGGACCGTTATCAGATCACCGGTGACGCCATCGACATGGGCGAGTGGCTGAAGGTCCCGGTCGCCTTCGTGGAGAGCGGGCCGCAGCCGTTCATGCCCGGCGGCAACGCTGTCGTCCAGATCGAGTCCGAGGCGGGCAACGAGGCTGGTCCTCCCGGCCCGACTGGTCCGCAAGGTCAGCAGGGCGTTCCCGGACCCAGCGGTCCGGCGGGCGTACAGGGACCAGCGGGGGGGATTGGTCCGCAGGGACCACAAGGCATCCCCGGTCCGGCTGGGCCGCAGGGATCACAGGGTGCAGCCGGACCGCAGGGTGATGCCGGGTCGATCATCATCGCTCAGTCGACTACCCGAGCCACTGTTGTCAATACAGCGGCTGAGTCAGTGCTGGTGAACATCCCCATCCCGGCGAACGCGGTCGGGGCGGTGTACTCCCTCGACGTGTGGGGCGACATCCTCAACAGCGCTGCGAACTACGGCTACACGTTCCGCCTGCGCCAAGGTGGCCTGGTTGGACAGTTGATCTTCGACATGGCAGCGCAGCCACTCGCCGCCAACGCATCACCGCGCAACTGGTCGAGCCGTGTGATCATCATGGCCGTGGATGCTGGCTCGTCAGACGTGAGCATGACGCTGGGCATCGGCGCACAGAGCGCCCCGAGCCGAATGACATCGCCCACGCTGGTCAACGGTGTGAACCCGGCCGTGTCTGGCTTCGGCTCCCCGACCACGCTGACGCTGACCGTGCAGATCGCCACGGCCAACGCCGCCGCCAACGCCCGGCTCCTGGGCTACTTCTTGAGGAGGATCGGATGAGCACTGTTGGTTCTCTCACCCCAGCATCGGAAACCTGGCCGGTCTGGCAGGACTTCGTGGACAACTGGCGGGCCGTCGACGCTCACTGGTTCCGCGCTCGTGTCGTCAACATGTTCGATGACGCCACGGCACGCACCAACGCCGGCATGACCCCGTTGACCGGCTCGCTGTCATTCCTCCAGGGCACTACAACGAGCGCCCCGACCGGCTCGTTGGAGTTCTACAACAACGCCGGAGCCTGGGAGACGGTGCGCTACCCGAACCTCGACGTCTCCTCGACGGGCACCACCGTCAGTCTGCGGCGCACCACCGCCGGCTCGGGCATCGTCTTGCAGTCCGACGGCTACGCAGCGATCGAGAAGTTGAACGCCGGCCTCGGGGTGCTGAACGTGATCAGTACTGGTGCTTCGTTCAAGACGGGCACCAAGGTCGTCACGCTGACCACCGACACCACGCAACTGTTGATCGACTCCCCGGTGAGGGTCACCGGCGCTCTGACCACCACAGGTGCCCTGAGTGCCCCCTCCTTGGCCCTCACAGGCGCTCTGGCGTCCGCTACGGTCACAGCGACCGGACAGGTCCAGGGCGCCACAGTGGTCGCTACAGGCCAGAGCAGTGGCCTCAGTGGCCTATTCGGTACCACAGCGTTGGTGTCCAACGTCACCGGCACCGCCTCGTTCGCCCACAACTCGTCCCAGACCAACGGCCTGCGCGCCGGTAGTGACGGCACGGTCAACCTCATCGGTTCGGCCATCGGCTTCACCGGTCCGGTCACGGCGACGGCTGCCGTCACTGTCAGCGGAGCACTGACCGTCACCGGAGCGGTGAATGCCACCGGTGGTGGCGTGCTCGGCGCCGCTGGCTACGGCGTCGTTCTGGCCGGATTGGTGGTTGTCAACCGCGCTCCTGGCGTCGGCGACACGCACCCCAACGGGACAATCTGGATTCAGAACTAGGAAGAGGGTGAACTGATGGCAGCGCTCTACGGGAAGACGGCTGATACCTGGAAGCAGGCCAACAGCCCGCAGAGCAACGCTCTGTGGGCTAGGTGGGGTGGCAACTGGTATCCAGCAGTGGCCTGCTACGTCAAGTCGGGTGGGTCATGGGTCAACACTGGCATCGCCGGCAGACCGAACGCTCCGGTGTTGGCTGGTACTGGGCAGCCCAATGCATGGACAAGCCTCATCGGCTCGGCTGCCGACAACTTCTCCACGGTGTACATCGGCTACTGGGGACCGAGTAGCGGCCCTGCTCCGACCGGTTACATCCACAGGATGTACAACTCCAGCTACCAGCTTCTCCAGCAGATCGGCCCGGGTGATACGGGGTACGCCGCTGGTGGTGTGACGTTCAACGTCAGCCCGGACACGGCCTACGTCTTCCGGGTGTACTCGGTGAACGCTGCCGGGGAGAGTACCGGCTATCTGGAGACGCGTTATGCCATCGGCCACACGCAACTGACGCACCAGCAGGCCAACTACGGCTGGGGAGCGGACTACAACTGGGCCACCGAGGTCACCTTCGCCTCGTCACAGATCGCTTCTCGTGAGGCGTACAAGGCTGTCGACTGGAAGGACAACACGGACACCTGCCTGCTGCCGACGTCGCACTGGCAGTCGGCCAACCGTGGAGCCAACTGGCAGATGGAGGGCTTGCGGCTCTACCCGAGAGCCGGTCCCGACCCGATCAACGCTCGACTGTCGAAGATCAAGTACTGGCCGTGCTTCGGGTCGAACGTCCTCATCGGGCTGTGGCAGGGCCTTCCGGTCGGCAATCCGGGCGGCTGGAAGCCGGGGACAGAGGACTACGGAAGGGAGGACCTCGCCAGTCTCTGGATCGATGGCACGGCGCGGTCGTACCTCGGACACCCGTACTGCATGTCCAACTCCCCGGCCAGTTCGGGGACGGGGTACACCTACGACTGTGCCGGTCATGACATCCGTGCTGGGCACATGATCTGCGACGTCGTTACGTGGGACCTGACGCAGTACGGCGCCGTCTACATCGGTGGCCTCTACGAGGTGCTGTTCATGTTCCAGAACTGGGAGCACCAGAGCACCAGCACCATCGTGGATCGGAATCAGCAGAACTGCTACATCTGGTAGATGTCTGAATTGATGCTGCCCGAGACGGTGGCCAAGAGCTTGGCCCTGCAACTCGCTCAGGCGTACCTCGACAAGGCGATCATCGAGGCCCGGTTCAGCGCCCTGCTGGAGCACGTGCAGGCGGTCATCCAGACCACCCAGTGGGTAGCGGACGACGTCGCCGTGCACACCCCGGTGGTCGCTGCCGAGCCGCTGATTGCCCTCCAGTCGCTAGTCCTCGGTGCGGTGCCGCCGGCGGAGTACTCTCCGCCTCAGTGACCACCGTGCGGTGGCTGCTCTCAACCGCCTAGACCAAGGAGCGCCGCCCATGCCGGGTTTCAGTCAGCGTGCCCGAGTGTCTGGCGGAGACTCCATTGTGCAGGCGCTCCGTGGCTATGTAGCGAACGCCGCAGCCATGGTCGCAGAGACGGTGCAGGAGGAGCAGGAGTCGCTGGTCGCCCGCCAGCAGGCCCGAGCGCAGGAAGATCCGCGGTGGGCCGACATCTCCCAGCAGGTCAACTCGTGGGAGGACGAGGACGGCAGCTTCGCCACCGGCGTGAGCGGCGACGACGCTGCGGTGGCCAAGGCCAACCGGTTGGAGTTCGGGGACGAGCACAACCCGCCCTCGCCGCTGATCCGCATGGGCGTGCTCTCCGATGTGGCCGACATCCGCTGGCGGATGACCGACACCTTTCGCAGAGGGGGCTACTAGATGCCGCCGCCCGACTACCCGACCAACATGTTCCTCCTCACTGAGGACGAGGCGCTGAAGAAGCACCTGGAGGGGATCGTCGTGCCCGGCGACAAGCCGGGGCGCACGGTGCCGGTGTACTTCCGCTTCCCCGAGTCCGAGCGCCAGATCGTCTACCCGTTCATCACCATCGACCTGATCGGCATCGACCCGGCGTACGACCTGTGGACATCGAACTACCCCTACACCGAGGACCAGATGGTCTTCGAAGACGAGACGACCGGGGCGCTCGCCCATACCGGGTTGTACGAACCCTCGGTCAGCCCGAGTGTCTGGACTGTGCCCACCCCGCCCGATCCGTCCAAGCCCCTGCGCCGCTGGAACTACCTGCCGTACCGGCTCTTCTACCAGATCACCACCTGGTCGAAGATGTTCGCCCATGACCGTGTTCTGACAGCACGGTTGATGCGCGACATCATCATGCCCAGGCCGAACTGGCTGGCCGTCGAGGCTGACGGCACGTGGAAGCGGCTGGAGTCCCTGGGCTGGTCGGCAGCCGACATCCCCACCCAGGAGGGCAACGTCAAGCGGATCTTCCGCAAGGCGTTCACCGTGTCGGTGCAGACCGAGCTTCCGCAGGACAACATCGAGCACCTCACCCAGCAGGCCCACATCCGCACCATGGCGTTGCGCGGCTTCCTCATGGAGACGCCGGACGAGTTCTGGACCGACGATGAGTCGCACATCGAACCGGACGACGCTGGCTGGGAGGTTCTTCATGAACGGGAACCGTAGAGCATTGACATTGACAGGTTCTGAATCTAGGGACACGCCATCAGGCACGGAGAACACGACGACAGCAAGCGACGACACAACGGATCAACATCAAGGAGGCCCTCGTGGCTGACTACCGGCGCCCAGGCGTCTACATCGAAGAGGCGCTGAGGACATCGCCCTTCCAGAGTGCCAACGCCACCGCAGTGGCCTGCTTCGTGGGCATCGCCTCCCGAGGCACGCCGCAGGTGGCGACCCGCATCGACTCGTGGTCGGACTTCGTCCAGAAGTTCGGCGGATTCGACTTCGTCCCCTGGCAGGATCCGGCTGTCCCGGCCAACACCGGTTCGGTGCTCAGCTACCTGCCGTACGCCGTGTACAGCTACTACCAGAACGGCGGGCGTGCTGCATACATCGTTCGGGCCATCCCCAGCGGGGACACGAACAAGGGTGCGCTGGCCACGGTCACGGTGACGGACGGGCAGGCTTCGCCGGCCCCGGTCATCGTGTTCAACGCCTCCGGTACCGGTGCCTGGGGCAACAACATCTCCGTGTCGCTCGCCAGCCAGGCGGTGGCGCCGAACGCCAAGAAGATCTTCTCGCTGACGGTCAGCGAGAACGGCCAACGCGTCGAGACGTTCAGCAACTTGTCGATGGGTGGCGTGCAAGGCACCCGTCCGGTGACCCAGGCGGTCAACGATCCGCTCGCCGGCTCGCGTTATGTCACCATCGCCTCGGCGGTCACGACCAAGGAGCCGCAGACGAGCGGGGCGACAGCGGCCCTCACCGGTGGCAAGGACCCGGCGCTGCCCACCGGAGCGGTGCTCTCCGCACAGGAGGTGGTCGATGCCGTGAAGACGATCGAGGGGCCGCTGATCGTCAGCTTCCAGCCGTTCGTCGGCGGCACTGGGGCGGTGGTCATGCCCACGGCCAACTCGACCAACCCGTTCCTATCCACCCGGGACGACATCTTCATCATCCACGACGGCAACCCGGTGTCGGCGGTGGTGTCGGGGACGTACACCTCCGACGTGAAGGCTCGTGCCAGCGCCGTGGGCGCTGCGGACTCGTACTCGGCCATCTACGCCCCGTGGATCGTCACCCCGGACCCGGCCCAGGCCGGCGGCACGATTGCCATCCCACCCTCTGGAGCGGTCACCGGCATCATCGCCCGGATCGACGCTCAGATCGGCCCGTGGCGTGCTCCTGCGGGCATTCCGGCGTCGGTGGCCAACGGCCTCGCCGCCGAGGTGAAGTTCACCGACACCGACCAGGGCGAGTTGAACTACAACAACATCAACGTGATCCGTGGGGTCACCGGTCAGGGCATCTGCGTGATGGGTGCTCGCACCCGCAAGCTGTACGGCCCGGATCAGTACGTCTCGGCGCGCCGAGCGCTGATCTACATCAAGGAGAGCCTGCGCCGCTCGACGCAGTTCGCCGTCTTCGAGAACAACGACGCCAACCTGTGGTCGGCGCTGCGGCAGACGGCCAACCGCATCCTCCAGCCGGTGTGGGAAGCCGGCGGGTTGAAGGGGTCGTCCACGGCCGATGCATACTTCATCCGCTGCGATGCGACGATCAACTCGCCGCAGGTCATCGCCTCGGGTGAGGTGCGCATGGAGATCGGCGTGGCCCTCCAGTACCCGGCGGAGTTCATCGTCATCCGCATCAGCCAGTACGACTCCGGGGCGAGCTTCGCCTCGGCGCAGATCCCGTCAACCTGAGCCAGGGAGGTTCAATAACATGGCAAAGACACGTCCACAGAGTGACCCCCTGAGGAACTTCAAGTTCCAGGTGTCCATCACCGGCAACGGTGCGGCGAGCATCGCTGACATGGGGTTCACCAACGTCTCGGGCCTCTCGATGAACACCGAGATGATCCCGTACCGCGAGGGCGGGTGGAACACCAACTTCCACAAGCTGCCCGGACAGACGGACTTCGGCCCGCTGACGCTGGTGCAGGGCATGATGTCCACACGCCCCGGCATGTGGGACCTGGCCCGCAACATGTTCGCCCTCCAGCAGGGCAACACGCCGCCAGGCACCCTCGCCCTCGGCGCCGACGGACTCCTCACCGACTTCCGCTACACCACGGTCATCCGCGTGCTGGAGCACCCGGTCACGGTCGGGGCGGCAGCCGGCTTCCACGGCGAGCCGGACGGCGCCCGCCTGGCGTTCGTGGTCTACAACTGCTGGACCGGCACGGTGGCGTTCAACGACCTGGACGCCTCGGGCAACGCCGTGCTGATCAGCCAGATGACGATGCACCACGAGGGGTTCGACGTCATCTTCGGCGCCAACGCGGCCACCGCCGCCTGACCACAAGGAACGGAACAAGATGACAGCGCTGGAAACGCCCCTGGTCACACAAGGTGACATCGAGAAGGCCAAGCAGGCCATCGTCGGGGACATGCCGCTCATGGACACGCCCCCGGACACACAGGTCAAGCTGTGCCGGGGGCTGTTCCAGGGCAACGGATATGCAACGAATGCCGAGATCAAGGAACTGTCGGGCGACGACGAGGAGTACATCGCTCGCTCCCTGGCCAGCAGTGACTCGCTGAGCCTGGTCAACGCCATGCTCACCTACGGCGTGCTCTCGATCGGCTCGGTGGATCTGCGCACCAAGACGCCGATCGAGCGCATCGGCATCATCAACCAGTTGCTGGTGGGGGACAAGGAGCTTCTGTTCCTGCGCATCCTCCAGGTCACCTTCGGTGACGAGCGGGTGGTCGACACGATCTGCCCGGTGTGCGAGAAGCGCATCGAGGTCGTGTACCACATCAGCCAGGACATCCCCATCCGGGAGTTGACCGACGAGCGGCCGACGTACGAGTTCGTGCTACGCAACGGTGACCGGTTGGAGTACCGGCTGGTCACCGGCGATGACCAGACCGAGGCCACCAAGCGACGGGCGTCGATGCTGCCCGAGCAGAACAGCATCATGCTGTCGCGCTGCATCGTCTCGCTCAACGGCCGGCCGCTGCTCGACCCGCTCCACTACGCCAAGGCCCTCAGCGCAGGCGACCGCCGGAACCTGTTGAAGGAGATCAACCTCCACCAGCCCGGCCCGCACTTTGAGGAGGTGAAGCTGCCCTGCGCTGAGTGTGGAGTCGAGTCTGGCTTTGCACCCGCCTGGGCCGACCTTCTATAGGCCCAACGTGGCCCTCCTCTACGTCCACTACGAGATCCTGGCCAGGGCGTACGCCGGGTGGACGTTGTCAGAACAGAAGCAGATGTCCCGTCGAGAACGAGAGTATTGGTTGGCCATGACCAAGTGGAGAGTCGAGTCCCGCAGGCAGGAGATGTAGATGCCTGACGATGTAAACCTCGCCGGGACGGTTCACGTGGACGCGTTCCGCAAGGCCAGCATGTTCAATCGCATCACCGGGCGCGGTGGTGGGTCGGCCAACGTCTCGGCCAAGCTCAACTTCGACATCCCCGGGCTGCGCGAGTTCAAGTCCCAGTTGGAGGCGATCGAAAAGACGCTGACGACGTTGAACACCACGTTCACCAAGCTGGCCAAGGGTCCCGAGGCGTTCTCCAAGCAGTTGGAGGTCGTCGTCAAGCAGATGAAGGCGCTCCAGGCGGCGCAGATCCAGGGCAACCGCTACGTCACCACCGGCTCACCGCCGTCGCGTGATCCGGTGGGCCAGGCCACCGCCGCTGCGGTGGGTGCCGGCGGAAGTGGCAGTGGCGGCGGTGGCGGTGGCGGCAACAAGAGCGCCGGCATGAAGGTCGGTGAGATCGTCACCAAGGGCATCGAGTCGATGATGAAGCGGTTCGATGCCGGGATGAGCATGGCCGTCGCCGGCGATGTGTATGCATCACGCATGGCTGCGTACTCGGGGAGCAACGTCAACACCGGTAGCGACATCTTCCGCCAGCAGGGGAAGAAGGGCTTCGGGTTCATGGCCACGGACATGGTTCAGGGCAACCGAGTGCAGTACATGGGCACCGGGATCGGTGCCTACATGGGCGCCGGCGGTCGGTCTGGTCAGCGTTTTGATGCATACGCCCAGAGCATCAAGCAGATGCAGGAGGTCATGCCCGGCCTCGACGCCGAGCAAGGTGCCAGCGCTCAGTCAGCGATCTTCAACAACGTCCAGGGGATCAAGCTCGCCAGGATCCTGTTCGGGGGATCAGCGATCACACCGACCAAGGCGAACGGTGAGGCCAAGACGCAGAACGAGTACTTCCGCGACATCCTCAACCAGTTGCAGAGGCTGCCGCGGCCCAACGGTCAGCGTGGCGCCTGGACCCGGCAGGAGATCATGCAGATGAACTTCCCAGGCTCTCGGCTCAACGCCTGGCTGTCAGCGATCCTCCCGCCGGAGGTGATGCCGATGTGGTACGAGTGGGCGATCAATAACGCCCTCTCGGTGGAGCACGGGCAGGGGGAGTTGTCCAACGACCCGAAGGTCGCCAAGCGGCAGTTGGAGAAGGCCGGGCGCGGACGCAGCCTGGCGACCAACGCCCAAGAGACGACCAACCGTGAGGCGCAGAAGGACTCCTTGTTCGCCGGGGAGCAGTACGGGGCGATGAACGCCCGCCTCGACTACGAGAAGCAGATGCTTGGTGTGTTGCAACACATCGACACCGCCGTCTCCGGTATCTACGGCATCTTCGGTCGGGTGCCGTCGCTGTTGCAGGGTCCTGTGGCCGGTGGTATCGGGGCGCTCGCTGGTGGTGCGTTCTCGGTGCTCACTGGCATCTTTGCTGACCCCGGCTACATGCCGATCGGTGACCCCGAGGGTGGCACGTCGCACCTCACCCCTGATCTGCGCAAGCGGGTCGACAGCATGATGTCGGCCAACCCGAACCTGCGCATCTCGTCGGCCTTCCGTGACTCCCGGCGCCAGGACCAGTTGCACCGCTCGGGAGCACCTGCTGCGCCGGCGGGCAAGTCCAAGCACGGCCGTGGCCAGGCCGTCGACTTCGCCAACCAGCACGGGTGGATCGCCAAGAACGCCCGCAAGTTCGGGCTGGAAGCAGCCACTCGGTACGGCGAGCCGTGGCACGTGCAGTTGGCCGGGACGCTCAACGTCGGGGACCCGCTGGACGACGCCCGCCGGGCGGAGATGGAGCAGGCTGCCTTCCTGACCGACAAGGTCATGACGGCTTGGAAGGGCGCTGCGAGCGGCGCTGCCGGCGGGTCACCCTCGGGCGGAACGCCGGGGAGTGGCTTCACACCTGGCGAGAGCGGGGCGCTGACGGCCGACCAGATGGTCGAGTTGCTACACCAGGCCGGGTTCGAAGGCGAGGCGCTGGTCAAGTTCGCTGCCATCTCCCGGCGTGAGTCCGGGTGGAGGCCGGGGGCGTACAACCCTGATGCATCAACAGGCGACAACAGCTACGGCCTGTGGCAGATCAACATGCTGGGCAACCTGGCTGCTGCACGGTTGCCGCTGATCAAGAAGGCCGGTGGGTCCAAGATCGAAGACCTGTACG